TTTCTGTGCATGGACATAAGATTTTGCTAAACCTTCTATATCTTTAATATTTTCTAAAGATTTGTCAGCTCTTATTTCATCGGAAAGACTTGCCTTCCAATCTGTTGCAACTTTTTCGGCTGTTAATGTTGTATCGTTTGTTGGTGTTTCCGCAGACACTTGACCCGTAGGTTCAACTGCTACCTGGTTTGTTTCACTACTCATTTATCCTCCGTTGGTTTTTTGTTGAGCATATTATTAATAAACAAGACGGTATATCTTGTTCCTTCTAAAAATGCGCTTTCATGACTATCACCTTTAATATGTGTAGTAGTATAAAAACCGCATCTTTTTTTTAGATCCTCTAAAACTTTTTTTCCAGTTTCAGAGCTAAAAGTTTGTTTGTAAGCAAGTTCTAATTCTTTAAGATCTTTATTGTTCATTTAGAACCTTTAAAGCTGGAGCTACTTTACCAGCACTTTCGGCTACTTGTTGAGCTTGTTGTAATTGCATTTGTTCCATTTCTGCTTGTTGTTTTTGTTGTTGCATTTGTTGTACTTCAGCTTTTGATCTCATAATTTTAGCTGGCAATCCTAATACTTCTTGGATGTGTCCAACTAAACCATCAATATCTATGTAATCAAAAACGGGAGCTATAGCTTGCATTGAACCAAATATTTCTATTCCTCTCATAACTGAAGATAGCTCTTGGCTTTTTTGTGCTTTTGCTAATGGAGATACATATTCAATTTCTACATCTTGATCGCCAAGTTCTTCTGGAATTGGCGGTAGTTTATTATTTTTAAATAATAAATTAAATGATCTTGTAATCAATGGCTGTAATAATTCAGATTGTAATCTACCTAACACGGGGCCAAGTAATCTCATTTTTTCTTCTGTTCTCTGCAAGACTTCTGTAGCTGTCATGTTTTGATTGCCAACTGTCATTAACTGATCGACAAAGAAATTTTCTCTAATTGCTTTTCTTCTTTGTTCTTCCATGTTTAAACCAAGTGGATTGTTTGATCCTATTTGTAATGGTTCAATTCTTTCTCTAGTACCACTTCTATAAAAATTTAATCCACCAGGTACAGTTCTAATAGGTAAAATAAATCCATCATCGGGAACCATTAAAGGCGGGTCAATTTGTTTTTGAGCTGCTTTAATAGTTGTCTTAGACATTGTGTTTAACATCTTAGTATCTGGTAAAGCGTTCATTGCTGGAGATCTACCGTAAACTTCGTTTGATGATGTTTTTAAATATCTTGGTACAACATAAGGAAATTCTTTAAATCCACTTTCTCTTAACAAAGTTCCAGTTTTTTCGTGAACATGGCAAGATATATAATCCATATTTTTAGAATTATCATATCCCATAGGTTTATCATTTGGATAAACTGAATGAATTATAATTGTATCTCCATAAGGATCTTTATCAATATCTGCTAAGATAGATCTATGTAAATTTGCATCCGCATACATAGCTGGAATATTTTTATTTTTTATTTGAAATTTTCTAGTTAAACTATCAACTAAACCTTTTTCGTTTTCTGTAATAAATATTTCTGAAATATGTAAAGTTTTAAATCTAAGATCATCTTTAACATCATCAGTTATAAACATTGCAGATGTACCGAATGCTAGCAGCTCATGGTATAATTCAAATATTTCTTGTTGGAAGTTAGATCTTGAAAAAACTTGTTGCATAATTTTAGCGCAAGTTTCTAACCATTCGTTTGCAGCATCATTGTCAGCTGCCATCTGGTTTCTAAATTTTAAAACAAACCATGGAGAAATAGTATTAGTCAACATACCATTTAAAGATGATGCTAATAATTCTAATGCGTGAGTAGCTGTACCGTCAAATATTTGATCGTGACGTTTATCGCCTTTAGTGTGTTTTTCTGTAATGTTAGCTTTTCTTGGTAAAAAATAATCTGCAATTTCTTGCCAATGATCTTCCCAAGTTACTCTTTGAGCTTTGAGAGTTTTATATCTCTCTATTACCATTTTTGCTTTTGGATCTTGTGCCATCTATACTCCCAATGTTTTCTTTTTTAAATTTAAAGTATTACTTGATCCTAAACCAGACGAAGTATTCAAAATAGTTTGTGATCTACCTTTTTTCTTATTGGCTAATAATATTTCATCAGCAGACATAGTTGTTGAGCTTGCTTGTGAAATCTCAGCATTAGTTGGAGCTGGTACAGTTCCAGTATTTGTTGCCACACCAGCTGTCATTTGTGATTCTACTTTTGATTTTTCTGCTATTTGTTGATTGTTATTGCCGCCATCATTTTTTCTTCCAACATTCCCTGGTTCTACTGAATATCCTTTTTTATCTAATTTACTTTTAAAATCTTTTGACAAAATTTCTGTTGTACTTAAACCTTGAATATTTATTCCATGCTTATTGGCAAACTTCATTCTTCTGTTAAGATTGTGTTGACCCGCAACAGCAGTAATGATCTGTGTAACTGGATTAACTTCTTTATATCTTTCAAATGCAGTTTTTTTTACTTTGTAACCAAATTTATTAATTTTATATTTAGATTTTTTTGCTTGAATTTTTTTTAATTGATCTGCATAAGTATCTACTTTTCTATCGTCAGACTTATCTGATCCACTTTGACTTACTCCACCCATTTTAATCTCCTAACATTTTCTTTTTGGTTGTTAATTCATTATCTTCTAAGCCATCAGCTGTAGTTAAAATTGTTGATGATCTTCCTTTTCTATTCCTTCTAATGGCAGCTCTTTTTCTTTTTGCTTCTTCTTCTCTTTCGGTATCCTCATAAGAAGGTGGTTCTGGCAATGGTTTTGGCTCTGGTATTGCTGGCGGCGTTGGTGTTTTTGGCATTAAAAATCCCATAATTTATTTCTCCTGGTGTATTGCATAATCACTTTCAGCTGTTTTCTGATCCGCAAATTTTTCTTTTGGTAATTCCGATAAAGATATAGCCATGTATCTTGCAGCATCGCAAGCGTGTGAGCTAAAATCCTTAACGGGTTTTGCACTAAAAATTCTCATCTTGTCGTTAAACTTTCGATGATGATGTCTTAATGCAGCTACTAATGGTTTTGTTGTATCGGCATCAAACCAACATTTAGGTAAAACCATTTTTAAATTGTGTATACCATCTTCTAACGGTAGTTTTGGCAGTACTCTAAATCTTATTCCTAATTGATAAGCAACTTCTCGTCTTGTCTTACCATTACTAAATTCTGTTACTTCTATATCGTGTGGTGCATAGTGTTCTCCATAAACATAATCTTTATCTTTTATGTATTGAACATAATGCGGCAAACCTTCTTTGTTGTTTTCATAGTAATCAATAACCATTATTTGGTTACCCACTTGTTGAAAAAAAACTATTGCGGTGTTGTCTCCATAACCCAAATCCCATGCTGTATTAACCAATAAACTAGGATCATAAGCAATTTTGGTTATTTGGTTTTTATCTTCTATTGTTTGTATAATGTTACCATATATCCTTCCACTTACGTTTGCCACCCGATCGCACTCAAATTCGTGAAGAAATTTACTCTCCCCCATCTGTGCTTTAGCAGCGTCTAATTCTTCTTGATCTACTAAATTTGTTTCGCTTGCTTTAGCTGTATAAGCTAGCCAAGTTGGATCTCCTAATGCGTACTGGTATAAGTCATAAAATATATTACTCATTCCAGCTGGTGTCGAAATAAAATAAGCAAACCCTTTTCTGTCAGATATACTTGGTCTTAAAATTTCGTGCCAAAGTTTCGGGTTCATTTGGCTAACTTCATCTACGCAAATTCCATCTGCATAAATTCCTCTAATACGATCTGGATCTTCTCCAGACATTAAAGTAATTCTTGCGCCATTCGGAAAGTCGCATCTTAACTCGGTTTCGTTAAATGTGGTTCCAGGAATACATCCAGCGTATTGCTTTAGATAATCCCAACAAACCCTTTTAATTGAAACAAATGTTGGCCCAATTAAATAATATCTAGGATTTTTTCTATCATTCGTAAGAGCTTTCTTAATCAAATGAAGAATAACTAGGATTGTTTTGCCAAACCTCCTGTGACAGTTAAGAACAGCGAACCGATGTTTATCCAAATCCTCATGCAGCTTTGCTTGTAGTGGCCGCGGTGTATAAGGTATCTGGATGTGCATTATAAAATTATTGCAACAACAATAATTATAACAGCTCCAACAACAGCTATTTTTTTGTTTCTACTCCAGCCATTCCATCGCTTAATTATTTTTTCCATTCTTCCTCCTAGTGTAATGTGGGTAGTTCAGATAAATCTAAAATTGACTTATATTCAATCCCACTATTTTTCATTAATTTTTTAACAAAATTGTTTGCGTGTCTTGGATCATCAAATCCGTTTAAATGGATAACCATGCCGTTTGTATCTTCGGCCAAAAAAACCATTGCTGTTATCATTTTATTTTTTATTTCGTTATCCATAGTGGTATTCCTAATTTTTTTAATAGACACTTGGCGCAATAGAATATTTTGTTTTCTACTACGTCAGCTTTATTGTTACATTTTATACATTTGTGCATTCTGTCTGTTCGTCTGTGGTTGTGTGTGTCAAACTCCTAACTTATATATTCTTAAAAAACGCGGCTGATTTTCGGGGTATACCCCATCGATGTTCTTGCAATGTTCTGCTTTTATATGCAGATAACATGGGTCGTAGATCTAAATACTACCAACTATTACTGTAAACTCTATCTTATTGAACCAACCAGAGAGTAACCAGGGAGTTGCCGGCCAATGTTATTGTTTTGTTCGAACTCATACGCGCTGGCGAGGATCCGCTTTGCCTGTATAAAAGCACGGAGATCCAAGGTTATCCAGACTAGATACAACAAAGCCAGGCAAGCATCACACTTAACCTGGCTC